TATAAACCCACACCTTGAAAACAAATTCAAACATTATTCTAAGAATTATCAATTTACTTTGAAAACATTTTATCCAACAACAAACATTTGTTGTAGATCATCCTAACTAGTGATACTTCATCACGACAATGGATCAACTCCACACATTGCTTCGGTTGGCTGAAGAAGGGTTGTATGATCAGTTTAATATTTTGGCAGAGCAAATCTTGGAAACTGAGTTGCAGTTTGGAATAGAACTCCCGAGATTAAAATCCATTCTCAGCTCTCTGTATATTCAGAGGCATGATGTTTTGGTCAAGGCTCTTGTTAGCACCACTGCAACTCTGACCATAAATCAAGTTTTGGAACAGATCAACTATCCCGAAGTCGTACAACATGATTTGACTCCAGACCATATGATTTTGAATCTGAAAGTTCTAGCTGTTAAAGAAATGACGATAAGTCAAGATACTATTGCTGCATTGGATAAAAAAAAGCGTAAGTATGATCCAATTTTGAATCGCATTGCCCAGTTTGGATATTTTGTCAAATTTACTGTGTACATCTTCCATCCTGAAGAATCGTTTGGCAGATATTACCTCTATGACAAAAAAGCAAATCAGCCAGCCCCCAAGGAACCTTCAGCTGTTGAAACATTTTATCTTAATCCACGGGCTGAAAAGATAATACAATGTTTTACCAAGGTTATCCAGAAAATTTCACAAAACCCTGCACTGATGAATGATGAAGTTCTAACTTCAACCAGAAATAAAAACCATTTAGAATTTGCACGAAAGATATACGATATCAGTCCTGATCAACATCATCTATTAAAGCAGTGTGATCCAGAATATGAGCAATGGTTGGAAAACTATTCTTATCAAAGAAACACCTTGAACTACACTGCACTTGATTTCATGGAAAGCTTCCAAAATACTGTTATACCTCAGATGATTGAAGATGCAAAAAAATCTGCTAAACTGCATGAACAGAAAAACAACGATTTCCATATTGATTTCGGAAAAGCTTGCAACAACAACTTCTATATTCCAAATCATGATGCCATCCAAGAATCTTTTAAAAATCTGGAAAGTAGATGTGCAGAATCGTACCAGACCCTTCTTGATGAAAAGCCGTGGATGCACTTTATGTGGACAGATTGCCCAACAATTTTGCTTCAGGAAGAGGACGACACTAAATTGGCTGTGATGCACAAGTTTAGTGCAGAATTTGATTCTATCAAGGAAAGAAAAACAACTTTATGCAGAGCTATCGAGGCCCTGACAATCTTTCCAAAAAAGACAACCACTGCAGATCTCAAAGAAATAGCTCGCAAGAATGGAAAAAAAGTTACCATTGACAATGTTGGCAATCTTGTTTCTGATTTCACAGACTTGGATAATAACCCACTCGTGATTAAAACCATGACAGAAAATGAAGTTCAGAGATTTTCTTATGCTCTAAAGAAAATGAATGAAGAAATAAAGGATTTTTTGTACATTGGACGAAAACATGATTCTTACGAGTCTGATGATAGAGTCAAAACTTTACCAATATGGGACGAAGTGTATCTTAACCAAGTTTACTTAAGATCTCTAGACATAGCTGATCTTTTAACAGCCCCAGCAACAATCAGGAAAAAGCTCGTTGTGCACAGACGTAAAAACATAACTGAAGACTCTAAGGAATGGATAGAATATGTTGAGAAATCCTCTGCATACCAAATGCTGGTTGACTCAAGTAAATTGTGGTCTAACATTCAAGCTGGAAACACAATGCCAAACAAAGGATACAAGATTGCCACATGTGCCAACAAATACATTTTTGCAATCACTGGTGACAATCCCGGATTAGTAAGAGGAGCCAGAAAAAATGCAATTCCAAGTGTTCCAGTTATTTTTGTTGTCTTTGTACCAACAGGTCAAAAGTTAATTACTGGACTTAGAATTGAAGAAAGCTATAGAACTATGCATGGTACAATTTATATCTCTCAAGCATTACGACTAAACAAAAACAGGATATTAGCTTTAGCAGAAAGTGACATAAAATTTTCAACTAGCTGTATGTCAATGGACAATGCATTGCAAAAAAACCGAATGGAATTTTTTGGTAGATCACGACCGGATTACACAGAAATTGACTATAAACTTATATTCTTATGGTCAACAATGGCAGCAGTATCCGTATCGTCACGAAGCTCAGGATTTCTTGATCACATCAGATATTTAGTTCCCAATGCTTGTGCATTCTTATCCAACGCACCAGGTTATATTGAGGAAAAAATGCAGCCAGTTGCCAAGAATATATATCACGTATTGATGTACAGAGAATCCAAGAGATTACTTTCAGATCTTTTTGCTGCCATGAAAAAAGCAAAATATTCTCCAATTAAACTTCTGGGAGACCAAAGTCTATCAGTGGCACAAACTGGAATATTAGAATCGAACTGTCCGAGCATAATACACCCTAAAGCTAAAGTCAGAGATTATGTTGATAGTATGTGCATAATTTATACATTATTCTTTTGCACACCAAAAGCTTTGCATGAACCTCATCACAGAGATATTGGTTTTTACAAAACTCCTATCAAATATGAAACCATGAGCCGGCAAGACCACAATTGCTATATCAAAAATAAAGAATCAGTTTTTTATTTTGATCCAGAAACCATAAAATACACCTCGTTGAGACTCAACGAAATGTTATCTGATTCCAAACACGAAATAAGAAACACTTTTGCTATTTCAGAGAAATGGGACCAGAACCCATTAACAATCAAGACTCTGTCGTCTTTGAGATCTTCCTTATCAACTGAAGTCTTCAAAGTTAGTGACAAAACATTTAATGCATTTCAAAAGAACCCAAAAAAACAATTAGAAGAGATGACATCTTCATATGCTCACAGACAAAGAAAAAAAGCCAAAGCACTGAAATCTACCAAGCTGAAAGAAGACTTTTTATTGAAATTGAATAAAATGATCGCAGATTTTAAAGAAAAGATCATTCAAAAAATGAAAATCAAAGCCCTATATCATTCATATATTGCACATGAAACCAAACGAGTATTAGACAACGTTGCAAAAATGATGTCAGACTATGACTGTGACACTTTAATAGATTTGACAGAAATTGCATTAGGAGAAGTTGACAAATGGGTTGCAGACTTATTCAATAAAGGTCAGAGAACTGAAAAAGATAGAGAAATCTATAGAATGCATATCATGATGAAAATTGGATTATACATGGTTGAACATTTTTATAAATCAGTAGCCATGTACTGCGACAATGAAGTTATTTCAGAAGCTGGAGATGAAAAAATTCTTGACATGCAGAGAAGAAATGTTAACGCTGAAAAAATTAAGAAAGTGTTTGAACGAGACTTGAAGGCAAACAACATCAATGACATGACAACCCACATTTACAGATTTTCTTTAGATATGACAAAATGGTCACCTAGTGACAATACTCTCAAATACATGTTGTGTATCATTTACAATCACTCTCTAACTACAAATGAAAAAAAGAACTTCTTACGAGCCATCAGGAATCTGAGAAAGAAGAAACTTCTATTCAATAATATTATGGATCAAATTTTGTTGGATATGACAGAAAAAGATCAGCTGTCAAATCAGAATGAATTTTACAAAATAACTTCTGATTTTCAAAAAACAATAAGTGAAATGGAGGAAAATTTTGAACCAATTGATGACGAAACTTCTCATATCAACCCTGAATTTTTAACAGAAGACAGAAAAGTGAAAAATCTGGAAAAAAACTGGTTTGAAGTTGGAGAAAATTGGTTGAATGGCAGTATAAACTATTTCTCTTCAATTAATCAGGTTCAAGCCATGCTACTTTTCAAAGATTGTGTAAACAAAGCATTTCCAAATGCACATGTTGATTTCATGGCTCATTCTGATGACAATATGACAATTGTGGTAGTTGTATCACCTATGTCAGAACTTCAGACAGCCTATTTTTTGGATTCTTTATTGACCGATTGTTTGAAAAGGCACTGCTGGAAAATATCTGATAAAAAAAGTTACTTTTCAATAAGAAATGCCGAATTCGTAAGTCAACACAACATTAATCATGAACAAAAAGCATTATGGGTCAAAGGAGCAATGGCAGCAGCAGCGGGAAGTTCGTACATATCTTATGAAGTAGATTTTAAATCTGCAATCTCAAAAATCATGGCAATGGATGCACAAGGAGCTCCTAAAAACATCTGTGAAGTTCTTTTGGAAATGATGATTGACAAATTGTCTACTCTTTATGGCATAAATGAAAATCAAAAGAACTGTCCTGCAAAAATCTTTGACATTAAACGGACATTTCTACCAATAGAATTAGGTGGAATTCCAACAGCTCCAATAGAATTGTACACCTTGGCTGGACCCAACTTTGATTATTACTGGAAAATAAGACAAATTCAGAAATCGAAAGAACTGAGTAATGACCAAAAAGCCATGATATTGAAGATATTTGGAGACTGTTTCCTTCATAATAGTTTGTCTATTCCTTCTGAAAACTATGAAGGAGATAAAGTGTCTAGCCTAATTAAGTTTGGCCTTTTTATAGATAAAAACAAGGTATTGAAGTCAGATTTAAATAAACTGAGAATCTCTAAAAAGATTACTCAAGAGGACCTAAAAAGATTTAACTCAAAGCATCCATCATATCAATTTCTAAAACCAACAAAAAGTGAAACTCTATCATTATACTACATGAGCAAACTTTATAATCCGAATTTTGCAAGAAGCTATTCTTCACAAAGGCCTGAACAATTGAAATTGGATAGAATGTTCAGAAAACATGGTAAATGCTGTTCAGTTCAGAGTCTTTTTTACAAGCAATCGGACAAGGATTTGCAAAAATCAATCGAGGCAAAATTAGCCAAAAGTGGGAAGGAGGAGGATGAAATTGTAGATATCTTTGAAGACATCATAGAAGAAGACCTGGATTTAGATTTACAAGATGATCTTCAAGAAGAAATAAACGAATGGGGACATCAAATGAATGTACGAGAACTAGAGATAATAAAAGAAGAAGTCAATAAAAACATCCAGAGTAAAGCAAAAAAAGCTCCTACAAAAGAAGAAGATGAAGATGAAGTTAATCCTGAGAATATTGAAGAACAACTGGATCCGGCAGACAAAATTAGTTTTGATAGAGAAAGATATTATTTAACTCTAGTTGAAGCTTTTACAAAACTTCAACAAATGTGGCAATCAATATCACTCGATGCCTCATCTTTTATGTTGGATCAATGGATGGAAGCACAATTCCATTACAAAGAAATATATGAAGCATACGAACACACAGTAGGGAAGAACACAAAAAACCCAAAAAGAACAATTGCCATTAAAGATCCTAAAAACTGGGTCATCAAATCAAAACAGACCATGAAACCAATGACAAAAGTTCTTTCATATGGGTTAGATAAAGAAACATTTATGGAGAATGACTGGTTCATAGAAGAAGAATTGCCAGCTTATGATCAAGATTGGCTAACAATAGAACCCAAAGTAACAGAAATTAAAAATCAACTTGCTAAAGCCGGAATCACAGAACCAGAAAGAATATACAGTTGTGCACTGTCTATCTTAGATACCCCACAACCAAAGGCAAGAGTGTTTTTTGTAAATCAGTTTACATTATCTTACTCAAATTTTGTGTGTGAATGGATTAATAATCATAAATCAGATTATTTTGAAGTCAGCACAGAAAGATATTACAACTTAAAAATAGAAGAAAAGGAACACAACACAGCATTGGAAGTCCGAGAAACAGATGTTGCCATGAAAGCATATTTATTTGCTGCCATTGTAGCTAAAGGAGATTTAGACAAATTAAAAGAGTTGTGTTGCCAAATCCAAGTGAGAGATAAATTATTGATCCAAATCTTTGATGATTTGAGGTCTATGGAATCTTTTGAAAAAAGGACTTTTATGGTTCCTTTGTATTATTTGTTTGGAGAAATAAACCACAGCTACCAAGGATATAACTACTTTATCCCTCTTCAAAGTCAAACTCTGATAAATAAAAAATGGGTAGGGGATTTTATTTATTTTTACAAACAAAAATACAACGAAAGAGATCTAATCTTCACAATTCATGGAACAGACAACATGATACACAAAATTGTCAGTAATCAGCCTCAAAATCAGATAACAGGATTGATAGAGATGTTGAAAAAGTTCAAGAAACATGTAAAATGGCATGGAAAACTTGAACATCACATCAAATATTTGAGAAAAACTCATGGAACTGGATACCAAATCGTACGTTTTGGAATGGATTTACATGCCAAATGGACTAAATGTACAGTTGAGGCACCAAAAGCCATTGTCAACATTGTCTATGACCATGACGTATCTTTGAACATGCATGTTCAGATAGAACCGTCAGATAAATTCAACTGTGTTTATGTTAGCACTTATCAAACAAATGATGAAAACCGCCTCAAATTTTTTCTCGGTCAAGCAAAAAAATACTTGAACTTTAAGAGGAATGTCAGTTTGAGAGAATGTTCCGGAGTAGGCTTTTCAAACTTTATCGAATTCAACACTTGGTTTAAAGAAGGATTAGCAGACAAATTGCTGCAAAATCGCTATTTCCATTTAAATGCATGTGATGTAGTCAACTACACTTCCACAGAACACTATATGTCAACAAATGAATTTAAAGATTTTCATGAACTTATTGAATCAGACAATGCTGTAATCTTGCAATTACCAGATCAAATTCAGGAAATAGAATTAGAAGTGCCTACAGATCGAGATGACACTAAAGAAGATGTGGAATTTTATGAAACCATTGAAGATTATATGTTATTGGAATCCACTTTGGACCTGAGAGCTTTCAAATTGGATGATAAAGAATCTCTAAAATGCATAAAACGACTGTTCAACCTTTTGGCACATATTACCAATGGCAGAACAAGAATATTTTTGTGGAATGTTTGTTTAGTAATTTTATATTCAAATAAGTATGATGATCTAGGTATTGAACAAGACTGGATCCCGAAGAAGAATGGACACATAATGCAGTTATATAATAACATCAAGCTGTTTAAGGACACTAGCAACTACAAGAATCTAAATTATCTGATTAAAGAGTTGATAAATGCAACATTAGATTGGTTTGTAAAACAGCAAAATCTAGAGTTTGTGACTGATGACGATGTTTGAAGAAGACCTGGTAGGCAATTTTAAACAAAAAGATCATATTAACTTATTACCAGCAATCGTGGGGTATAGGATGGTGG